TAACCAAACTCGTCCAACGGCATTTCATTCTCATATTTCGTCTTTCACCTGTTCCATTACAAAAGAAGAACAGGAAAAAGAAAGACCATCGTAGGTGAAATTCCTACTATTGATTTTACATTTTTTCTTATTTTTTTGCCCTGTAAAATGGGCGTTTGAAATGAGAAAAGGTGTAAAGAAAAATATAATTTTGAAATTTATAAAAACTTATATTTATATTTACAAGATAAAATACCACCTGATGTATGTGAAAAAGTTAATAAAAAATTATTTATTAATTATTACAATATTAAAAAAGTAAAATGTACATTTAATAATGAAACTGAAATTATTGATACAATTATTCGTTCTGGTTTTTTTCCATATCTAGTAGATGGTAATCTTACATACAAAGAAAAATATTTTGATGGATTTAATCCATATATTTTTAAAAAACGTTCAAATAGAAAAATATTTTTTTTAGATCTTTCTGGGCTAGATAAATTACATTACGCATTAAATATTAAAAATGAAAAAAATAATTTCCATCGTATTCTTTCTGGATTGGTTGATATAAATACATTCTATATAAAACAAACTGAAACAACAATGTGTAGTTATGTAAATGACTGGAGTTACTTTAATAAAATACGTTTTTTTATTAGACAATTATTAGAAAAAATTGTATATTATATTATTTATTTTTTATTTTTTACTCAAAAATATATGGATAATAATAAATATACAAAACCTATTATTTATACATTAGTATCAAAAATAGTATACGATAATTTCATTATTATCATACAAAAATATTGTATTTAGTTTAATGAGTTTAAATAAAAGAGTATTTATATTTCTTTTATTTATATGAATTCTATTGATATTTGTGATTTAGCATTTTCTTTAGATAATATTCCTGCAGTACACGAAATATTAAGTTCTACAACTGAGTCTATTCCTCAGGTTATTCCGGACTTTATAAATGAAACTATTTCTGAAACTATTTCTGAAACTATTTCTGAAACTATTTCTGAAACTATTAACACAAATATTTTACCCGATATAAGTGATACAGATTATTTTTTTTCCCTTTATTTTTGTATATGTCTAATTATAATAGTAATTATAGGAATTTTTATATATAATTTTTTTGCAAATAAAAATAAACATGTGAGATTTCAAGATAATGTAGAAAATGTAGATAATGTAGAAAATGTAGAAAATTATTATCAACAATCAAATTATCAAAGATCTGATTTTTAATACATTCTGAATAATTTTGATTTTGTTTTGTTCTTTTTGGTTTTACTTCTTTTTGGTTTTAGTTTTTTTTGATTTTTTGTTTTTGTTTCTTTTTTTTTAGTTTCTTTTTTTTTAGTTTCTTTTGTTCTTGTTTCGTTTGTTCTTGTTTCGTTTGTTTCGTTTGTTCTTGTTTCGTTTGTTTCGTTTGTTTCGTTTGTTTCGTTTCTTTTTGTTTCGTTTCTTTTTGTTTCGTTTCTTTTTGTTTTTGTTTCGTTTGTTCTTGTTTTTGTTTCTTTTTCACTATTATCAGGTTTATAATTTAAAAACCATTCTTGAAATTCTTCTTCTTTTCCATTCTCTTTTAATTCTTTATATTTTTCAGCTTTGTGCGCGCGTATTTCTTCAAGAGACTCTTGATGTCCGTAACATGTTATACTAAAACGACGTAATAAACCTTTTTGTTGTAATCTATTTTTTTGTTGAACATCAAATAAAAACTTTGATATGCAAAGTATTCTCTCTAAAAATTCATTATAGTAAGGTTTATCTGCGTACAAAAATGCCAAATAGAAACTTAACATGGTATCAATTGTAGCAACTTTTACCTTATCACCTTTTATATTTAATGTATTGTAACTATGACAGGCAATTGGTTTATAAATAAAAGCAATAGTATCATTCCCAATTTTTAATTCATAATGTAAAGGAATGATTTCACCAACTGGATCATGTTTTATTATTTTTGTATTTTTTATACCTATATCTTTTAATCTTTCCTTTACTATTTGACAAGTAGTTTCGGGGTCATTTGATAACACGTCAAAATCCGCAATTTTTGACAATTGAATGCGTTGTTTTTTTGGCATGTATTGTGAATATAAAGAAACAGCATAACCACCAAAAAATACGACTCCTTGATTGACAAATGTTTTTCGTACATTTTCATAAATTTCATTTTCTTTATCTTTGTTTTCCATTTCTCTTTGATATTCTACCTTATGACAATCAATAGAAGTCAATGGATAATTTTTATTTAATAATGATAAACGTTTTAATACCTTTTCCCAACGACTAATATCTCCAGCTGGTCTTGATAATTCTAAAAACATACTCATTCTCAAAAAATTTGGTGGTGCATATAATATACCATTTACACGAATTGCATCTTTTTTAATGGAATTGAAAATAGGTTTTGCTAAATCAGTAATATCTGCAACAGGAATATAGTTCACAAACACCTTATATGTTCCTTTGTGAACACCTGATTTTGCTTCCACGTCAGTAAAACCATTACGGTAATAAATATCTGCTAATTCTTTTGCATCTTCTAACGCATTTGTTGTAAAAAAATCGTAATCTGGTATTTCAGCTTCCTTATTATAAAATTGATCATCTGATGGTAATATATTATTAATTGCAGTTCCACCATAACAAATTAAATTTTTTTTCTGGATAAAATTCTCTACAACTATAATAATTTTTTTAATGTCTTCTGAATTTACAACACGTTTTCCTATTTTTTCTTCTGCTTTGTCTATTGCCATTCGCAATATTGCTAATTCACAATCTTCAAATGTTAAATTTTTACATACATTTTTATTGTTCATAATATTCTTATATAATACTTAGATTAAATACTTACAATAACTTGTAATAAAATAAAATGATTTTATTTTATTAGTAAATAAATTATAATAATAATGAATACTAATTCCAGCTCTCAAATTTTAGATAATAATATTTGAATTGAATAAAATGGGTATAAAAAATAGTTGAACATTTAATAAATATTATTGATTGGTTGCTCTAAATAGCATATGTATAATATTCTGTTGAGACTTCACGTGTTTCATATGAATAATTTGGATTTTGAGGCTGAGGTTCTGGTATAATAATTGGTTGATATCTTAATGCTGATGGTTTCAAAACAAATGATGAACCACCTTCATCAAAAAATTTGGAATTTTCCATTAAATAATTGTCTACATATTGATAACGCATTGCAACCATTTGACAACCATAATTTCTACATACAATTCCATTTTGATTTGGCGGATTTATTCCTTTTTCTGGAAAAACTATAGTCATTCCAGATTTGTTAAATTCTGTTAATTCATTAATATCTGGATTATTTCTTATATCATAATAGTTATATCCTCTCATATAAATAGAATTACTAGTTAGATTTACATATTCTAAAAAATCTTCATTTTGTAAAAATGCGTCATTTGATTTATCTACGATTAAAATTATTTTATTTTGAAAGTTTAGTAATGGATCCATGCCTATATTTTTACCTGTATTTATATAACTATAATTATATCCCAACATTTTTTTATAATTACTAAATATTGTTGCTAATTTATTATACATTTCTTGATTTGTACTCTTAATTCTTAGGTGAATTATTAATGGATCTGTTGGATTAGGCGATGTACCATTTGCAAAAGCATATCCATCTATTGTTTCCATTACTTTTGAAAAAGCTACAGAGTTAAAGGTTTCTTTAACAAAATAACTATCTGTACTACTTGAAGCTACTACTGGTTCGTTATTCATAGAATATATTTCAAAATCTAAACAACGAATACCTTGTTTTATTAATGCTTTTAAATTACAAATATCTACAAAGTCATTTTTATAACTTCCTCCAGAACATGCATTATATGCAGTCTTTATATAATAATCAAACAATTTATGTGTAAAATCTGTATTTCTTGAAGATATTGGTACAATATAACCATCTACATCTGGATACAAGTTATTTATATAGTCACATTCTCTTGTTTGTAAACTTGCAATATACGATAAGTATATCAAATACATTATGACAATTATAATTATTATCATAAAAAGCAAATATGTCTGGAATTGTTCATCTAAAGTTGTCAATAATTTCGTAGTATTTTCCCAAAGAGCTGTTATTGTTTGGTTTGATTGGCTTGCTATACTTGTTGAGGTTGATGACATAATATATTATATTATTTAAAAAAATGAATAAATAATATTTATAATATTATATTTGCATCTAAATATTATTCCAAGGTAAAAAAATGTTAGTTTGAACACTATAAAATAAAGCAGGAAATGCTAATCCAGATAAAGTCCTTTGGAAATGGTCTGTAAAATAGGAAGACATATAAAAATACATTATACCTAATAAAGCACCTGAAAATCCTATTTGTAATATAGAAATTGGAATTGTATAGTTTTTATATTTTTTTGATAATATGGTAAATAATTTATTTACTATTACACCTAGAACTAATCCAGAAACACCAAAAACTACTGTTTCTACAGTAATTGATAAAATATTTTTTGGTTCCATAGCTACTGATGATTTAAAAGGGAAATCCATATATATATTATTATATTATTTATTAGTTTTAAATAATTATATTATGATGAAATAAAGAATTAAAAAATTTGCATATTATATACTTAATATGGCCGGCGGTCTTATGCAATTAATTGCCGTTGGGCAACAAAATATTATATTAAATAGTAACCCAAGCAAGACTTTTTGGAAAACAACTTTTAAAAAATATACAAATTTTGGTAAACAAAATTTTCGTCTTGATTACGAAGGAACTCCTACATTAAATTTAACAACAGAATCTACATTTACGTTCAAGGTGAAAAGGTATGCAGATCTTCTTATGGACTGCTACATTCGTGTGAATTTACCTAGCATTTGGAGTCCTATTTTGCCGCCTCAGGAGGTTATTAACCCTGACGGCTCTACTACGACGACTAATTGGGCCCCCTATGAATTCAAATGGATTGAAAATTTAGGCGCACAAATTATCAGTCAAATTACAATCAATTGTGGCAACCAACAATTGCAGCAATATTCCGGTCAATATATATTGGCATCTGCTCAGCGTGATTTTAGTGCACAAAAGTTGGCATTATTCAATGAAATGATCGGAAATGTGCCTGAGCTTAATGATCCAGGAAATTCAGGAACTCGTGTTAATTCATATCCAAATGCTTATTATACAACGAGTCCAGCTGGCGCACAACCTTCTATTAGTGGTCGCACATTATATATACCTTTAGGCGCATGGTTTAATATATCAACTTTTCAAGCATTCCCTTTGGTTGCATTGCAATATAATGAATTACAAATTAATGTATCTTTTAGACCCGTTAATGAATGGTTTACTATTCGCGATGTTATTGATTATGTAAATGAATTTCCAGTGGTTGCGCCTAATTTTAATCAAGCCTATATGCAATTATACAGATTTTTACAAACACCTCCAGATGAGACTCTTGGACTAAATTCTTATATTGATACTAGAACATTATGGAATGCTGATATTAATTTAAATTGTACGTATACATTTCTCTCAAATGACGAGGCAGAAGTCTTTGCTAAAAATGAACAAAAATATTTATTTAAACAAGTCTATGAAAAACCTTTCTATAATGTTACTGGACAAAACAAGATTAATTTAGATTCAATGGGTATGGTTATTAGTTGGATGTTTTATTTTCAGAGAAGTGATGCAAATTTACGTAATGAATGGTCTAACTATACAAATTGGCCTTATAACTATATGCCTCAAGATATAGTACCTGCTTCCACTGCTGGAGACATTCCAAATACTAGTTCAAATAAAATTGTATATCCATTTTTAGGACCTGGATTAAATCCAGATGGTACATTAAGTGGACTTGCAATTACTGGAGTGTATAATCCACAAAATATTAAAGAAATTTTAGTTGCCCTTGGTATATTGTTGGATGGACAATATAGAGAGAATATATTAGATGCAGGGGTTTATAATTTTGTGGAAAAATATGTTAGAACTGCTGGAAATGCACCATCAGGTTTATTTTGTTATAATTTTTGTTTAAATACTGACCCTTTTCAGTTACAACCAAGTGGAGCCATGAATATGAGTCGTTTTACTAATATTCAATTTGAAATGACTACTATTAGTCCACCTGTAGATCCCTATGCACAAGTGTTGACAATTTGCGATCCTGTAACTGGAGGTATTATCGGTATTAATAAACCAACATGGCGCATTTATGATTACAATTTTAATATGTATTTGATTGAAGAGCGTGTGAATGTTGCAATTTTCCAAAGTGGAAATGCAGGTCTTATGTATGCTACATGATCATTTATCATAATAATATTTTCTAAAATATTTTACAAATATTATTTATGCTCTTGAACTTTATCACCTTTTTGGTCGTATATCCTAATTCTTTTGCTGCATTTTGTTTCAAAAATATATTATCTTTTTTCTTTTGATAATATTTTTGATGACTTTTACTATTTGTATATTTTTTTAAATGTTCTTCTAATTCATTATTTTTATTAGTTAATTCTTCTATTTTTAATAATAATTTATTATATTCTTCTATAGATATGCTCATGATAATATATATATATTATAAAAAATTTAAATATGTTTTATATAGTTTGTAAAACAAAATAATATAATATTTTACTTATCCTACTTAAAGCCGAAGATCTTTATTCTCTCTACATGTCTTAAATAGGTCTTTAAGTACCTTTTTCAATATATTATATTATTTTCTTCAAAATTTTGTTGGGAAAGTATTTCCAGACTTTCAAAAATGGACAAAAAAAATGTCCAAAAATGGAAAAGCCAAAATACTTTGCTCAAAACCAAAACAGTTGTGACCATAATTGAATTTTATGGTCTCA